CTTTTGCGGGTAATAATTCTTTGTAAGCTTGTGCTTGAAACTGAGTTACAGCTTCGGCCAGTACAGGATGCGTTGCACCTGAAGCGCCTTGAAAGGGTTGTGTTGGGTTTTCGTATTTAAATCCTAATAAATCTAATCCTTTAACGTAAGAGTTTTCCCAATCTTTTCTAGATTCTTTATATTGTGTAAAATTTTCGTAAAGTGTAGAAGCTAATGATCCTAAAACATCTTCAGGTAATAAATCTGCTAAGTTATCAAAATGAGCTTCAGTGCCTGCTTGATTAACTGCACCAGGTTCAAAATTAATTTCAGCACCGCCGTCGTCAGTTTGAGTTACTTCAATATCATCAGGTGAAGGTATTCTATCTTCGGTAACTTCTGTTTCTGTAACTGCCTCTTCGCCGGGTACGGTTATTGTTTGCTCAACGTTAGGAAGAGCTTTGTCTATATTGTCGTCTGCCATTTAATTTCTCCGAGTTCTTGATTGTTTTAACTTGTTTTGTAGGAACATTCAAGCCCTGTGGGTTTGGCCCACTTCTAGGTGGGATTAGGTTAGTTTTAACGTGTTGCATATTTGCAACAAGTGTTTTGTTTGTTTTACTCATCTTTATTCAAAAGGTTGTAAACAAACCCTCTGCCTTCTGTGTATTTTTTATATTGATCATATCCTTCATACCCTAAACTTAATGCAAGTCCAGGTAATCCTAAAAATTTAGATCCTGCTCTAATGGTTGCTGGATTCATTCCTAATCTTAAAGCTTTAGATAACATACCCGTTGGATTCATTCCTCGTGTTGCCTCTTTAGTTAAAGTTCCTGCAAATGCTGGACCTAAATAATTTAATGGATCAGTTGCAATATCTTCTGCAGACTCACCTTCATAAACTTGTCTAGCAACGTTTAATGGTTTAGTTGCCGCTATACCTAAGGGTGTAGCAAATCCAGATAACGCTTTTCCAACCGGTCCTAATCCTGCTCTTACAGCACCAAAACCTTTTTTCTTTCTAGCATCAAATAATTTTTTAGAACCAGGAACCGCAGCTGCAGCTAAACCTAGTTCTGCACCTATTGCAGACTCATCCAATAATTCTGGTGCATCACCAACTGCTGCTTGTCTTTCTTCTCGTTCTAATTGATCCGCTGTTTCAAGGATCATAGCGTTAGCTTGTTTGTTGTTTGTTAAATACGTTTCTGGATCATCGTTTCTAAAAGCTTTGACCAGGGCTCCGGCGCCTGCGCCAACTCCTGCTGTAACTGCAAATGTTTTTCCTTTGGCTGCAAAATTTAAAAAAGATCTAGCTGCATTTCTAACTTTACCTAATGCTGCTGATGTTGGTTTAATTTCTTCTAATGCAGTTGCTGCTTTAATTGGATCTGCTTCAATAGCTGCTGCACAAGTTTTAGATATACCACCTGTACTGTAATCAAGTATTGATCTACAAGCTTGTGGTGCTCTCTTAACTGCATTAACTAATTTTTTAAACTCATTATATTCTTTTCCTGAAGTTACAAAATCTGAAGCTGCAGAAGCTTTTGGCATTCCTTTAAGACGTTCGTCTCCATAACTTGTAAAAAATTTATTGCTTTGTTTTAAAGATTTATCAATATCAAATAAAAGATCTGGTCCTTTAACCTGAGAAACTAAAGGAGTAGAATCTGTTATCTTAACAGTGTTTCCAAAATTAAATTTAAGACTATCTAGATAGCCACCTGTTCTTTTATTAAAATCTTTTGTAAGTTTTTCTATTTGTGATTTAATTTCTGGTTTCTTAGATTTTGATGCAGCTTTATACTCTGTAGTTAAATTCATTAAAGGTTTATCAAACGCTTCGTACTTAGCTCGATTAAATTGACCTGGAACACGAGTTGCTCTAGCTATATAGTTTTTAGGTAATTTAAGTGGACCTTTTTCACCTAAAGCTCTAGCAATTCTATGTTCTAATTGTAATGAACCCCCTTGACCAGCTTGTCCTGTAAACAGACCGGGAAACTTTTCTTTTAATCTTTTTAAAATTGTATTGTTATCATTAGTTAGTGATTTAAGTTCGGTTTGAAAAAATCTTTTATCTGCTGCAGATGTTCTAGGGTTTTTTATTTGCTCTTTTAAATGTTCTTGTAAATTAAATATTTTACCTACGTCTTTTAATTTTCTAGAAAAGTCAAAATTTAAATCTCGAAAGAATCTTCCAATAATGGAAGACTCTAAACCTTGAGCACCAATAGATCTTGTTACAGAAAAGTCTTGAGTAAACTTTCTCATTAAATTTCTTTCTGCGGTTGTGGGTTGGTAATCAGAGTTAGTATAAAAATTTGTTAGGTACTCTCTTTCTTTTTTAAAATTAGGACTATTAGCAAAAAACTGTGTTCCAATGATTTGACGAACAGCATTTTTTATTTCATCAGGTCTTTTTTTTCCAAACTCGGCTCCATAAATTTCAAATCCTCTTGGTATGTTAAATACTTTTGTTTTAGGATTAAAAAAAACAGTTTTGGGATCTACATTTTTTACTGCTGTATATTTAGGTTTATTAAATTTTTTATATAACGCGTTTTCTACTTGAGCAAAGTTTTTATATTTTTTTTGTTTAGTTAATTTTTTAATTTCATCAACTAGCTCTTGTGAGTATGTTTTTTTAAGATTAGTATAGTCACCTAAAAGTTCTTTTGCTTTATCTACTCGTGAACCTGAAAATTTTGCAATTTCATCTTTATATGTTGATTTTAAATTTTTAAAAAAAGAAATGGCTCTTTTATAACCGTCTGCAGTTCTCGGAAATTGTCTTTGCTGAGTGTATGTTCTATTTGTTTGACTATCACCTAAACCTTCTTGTGTAGGCCTAAACCCAACTTTAATAAAACCATCTGCTGATTCAGTGATTGTAATGCCTGGTACAGTTCCTCTTAATTTTAATAGCTCTTTTAATGTTGCCATTACATCTCCAAGATTTGTGCTAAGCCGCCTTTTTTCATTTTAGACTTTGGCTCCGCATTAAAGGTTGCTATAATCTCATCAATAGACTTACCAGAATCTTTTAAAAGAAACGCTTGTTCTATGGTTGCAATAGCTTCTGCCTTTCTTTGTAAGTTTGTATCATTGCCTACCATTTGTGCCATTTTATCAGGCATACCTGGAAATTTAACTTTAAGCGCCTCTGGTGTTAGTTCTTCAATAGGAAGTTTATTAACTTCTATTTGTAAACTTTGTCTGTAATAATCATCCGTCTGTGGTCCACCGTATTGTTGCATTGCGGTTAGCTCATCTGCTTCATCAGGAGTAAACAATCTAGAGTCACCAGACATTTCAGCTTCTTCAGCTTTCTTTTCTAAAAATTTTTTTCTACCTGATTCTCCTGGTTTAGGATCTAATCTTCCAGCTTTGTAATCTGTAAACATTTGAGCTTCGTAAGCTTTTTGATTTTTAATTAAATTATCTGCTTCTCTTATCGTCATACCATATTCATACCATGTTTCTGGATCACCTAAATCTTCAGCATACATCTCAACGTCCGCATCATCTAACAATTTATTTCTCTCATTAAACTTTGCAAACTCAGAAGGCTCAATCTCATCTGCAGTTTTAATTGTGTCTTTACCAAATTTCTTGTTACCTAATTTTAAAAGTGCGGCTATGCCATCTTTAACAGACTTACCGCTTTTAAAACCTGGTCTAAAACCTTCAGGTCTAATAAGTTTGATATATTCTGAAACTTTATCTGCAATATTTTTAACATCGTCAAAAGGATTTGATTCTATAATTTGATCAATTCTTGCAAACTCATCATCAGTAAAGTTACCTACATTTCTAAACACTACTAATGGGTCAGGAGCACTAGATCCTCCTTTCCCTAGATCTTTAGACTTAGCAATACTTTCTGCAACTTCAGGGGGTAGTTGAAAGAAATTAGGTTCCCTAGTCATTAACTGTCTAACTACAGCTCTTCTTCCACCTTCTGCTGAAACATAGTCACTAAAGTCAGCTGCACCAGATCTTATAAAATCTTCTTCTGATTTTGCTTTTGTAGCTACATCATCTGCTCCGCCGGTAATTTTGTTTTTTAAAGTTTCAATACCTTCTTTAATTTTATTAGACATCGCTGTCTTGCTTGTGCCTAGTCCTTGTGTAAATCTCTTAATCTTATCTGTTTCTCTTAAAGACTCTAGACCTTGTTTGTTAAGTCCCCTGGTCCCTGTTTCCAGGTCAATAACATTAAGCGGTCCAGGAGGCGGGTTAAAAGTTTCATCAATCATTTTAAGATTGTTAAACATGGTGTTAAGCTGAACATCATTAAGTTTACCGGCTGTTACATAACCAGCGTCTTGTTCTATAATTTTTACTAGATCGCTTTTACCAAAACCTAGATCTAAAAAATCTTCATTAAGTTGACCTGAGAAAGTTGTACCTTTCATTCCCCGGTCCCCGGTTCCTAAGAAGTTAATATTAGATTTAGTGCCCATGAACTTATTGGGGTTGGCTCCTAGCTTTTGAGCTAGTCCTAGAATGTTTTCGATTAAAAATTTTCTATTAGCCATAATACTTTAAATTCCTTTTCACGATAGGTTCAGGTTTATAGTCATCGGGATGAGGAATCAAACCACCTTGTCTAATTCTCATCAACGCCTGAGTCATAGAATCCACATAGTCATCGTGATCACCATGCGGAAATGATGCACACTCTTCCACAACTTCTTGTGCAAAATGTTCGTGCATCGGGGCCCATACTTTGCCAGCTTCAAATAACGGCGCAATAGAGGCAACTCTTACGTGTTTATCATTTCCTTTGCTCGGCGTAAAGTTAATTACGGGTATTCCTATCTCTCGGAGCTCGTGCGTTAGTGGTATCCCTGATGCCTTAGCCTCGATGATAACAGAGTCTGGTCTGTGATCTAAATACTCTTGATGGGCCAAGCGTCTTAGTTCGGGGAACTCGTACCTGTCTTTAAACGCGTTAAGTAGAATAATATTATATCCTGTGTCCTCTGAATGAAAGACACCCCAGGTCGTAATCGCTGAAAAGTCAGACGAGGTCTTTTTTAAAAACGCTGTGTCGTATGATTGTATGGTATATTCTATTGGTGGTGGTTTCTTTTCTGTCCAGTCTTGCCACCATTCTCTTTTGATAATAGCACCTTCTTCTGCAGTCGGTGTTTGCATATATTGGGCATTCCAGTTGGAAACGGGGATCGAGGCTTTTGTCTTTTCTAGTTCCTTGATATCCCAATACTCTGGCCATACTGGTTTGTTGTTAGGTAAGATAGCAGGTAGCTCAACAACATCCCACGTGTCACCATCTTCATTTGCCATTTCTTGAATTAATCGTCCTGTCAAATCTTTGGTAGACCAACGCGTCATAACCAAAACAATTTTACCACCAGGTTGCAAACGCTGTCTAGGTCCTGACATATACCAGTTCCACGCTTTGTCAAAAGCAGAACCATCGCCTTTTAAATCTTGTTCTTTGTGTGGGTCATCAATAATTAATAGGTCGGCACCCCTTCCAGTTATGGCACCACCGACACCGGCTGCAAAATATTCTCCGCCCTGTTCGGTTTTCCATTTTCCTGCTGCCTGGGAATCTTCTTGCAGTCTAGTAGCAAACATCTCATGATATTTTTCTTCATCAATTAAGTTTTTAGTTTTTCTTCCAAAGTCAATTGCAAGATCCGCTGTGTGAGTTGCTTGGATTATTTTTAAATTAGGATTCTTACCTATCATCCAAGCTGGTAAAAAATAGGACGCAAATTCTGATTTTGTATGACGTGGTGGCATGTTCACAATCAAACGATTTATTTTACCGGTAGAAAGGTCATTAAATTTTTGTGATATATCTCGGTGGTGTTTACCTTCAATAAATTCTGGCCACATGTATTTTACAAAATTTAGAAAATCTCCAGTAACCAATTTTTGCATATTTTTTAGCTGATCAGCTAATTGTAAATCTGCATATTCTTGTGCCTCGTTTTCAGGCAAATTTTTTATAATATTTTTTGGATCTATCATTTCAAATCTGTTTTCAAATCAACCTACCATAACTATGCTTATTAAGCTATATAGACTATCTCTGGGACCCCTATGGCCTTTTAGGGTGGGCCCCCGCCCGTAATTTACAAGCTATTTGCAACCTGCACTGGTACCTCTATGGGTGGGCCCGCCCCAGTTTGCAAGCAAAGTTGCGACCCATTATGGACATAGTGTCAAGGAATATCCTTGACACTATATGATGTAGTTAATTAGCCATGCCACTCCGATGGTATCTTATGTGGTATGTATATTGCGTCGCCGACTATGATGTCCTCGTCGCCGTATTTATCTGCATACATTTTAGATGCAACTTCATTGACAGGTTTATCTTTTAACTTGCCCTCTTCATCAATGATTAATATGCCGTCATTAACTTGCACGACTTCCACATATCCACCTACAAACTTCTGCGCGTCTGATAGTGACGGG